GTTATTAGTAAGGTAGTCGTTACGACTTTCCCAAATTCTGTTTGTCATTTTATTGACCTTTCTTTTTAAGTATTAAGTATTTCTTAACTTCTTATACTATAAGCCTAACAGGGGGGACTGACAAATAGGGGGGTTACTGGCAAGTATTGTTAAACTATTTTTGTGATTAGCATCACATCTACGCTCAAAGTTAATAATCTATGGGCGCACTATATAGACAAAACGGACATTTTAAAACTCTGGATCATACAAAATAAATGGATATTAACATTTTGATAAATCTGATATTGCAGTTGACTGAAACAATGCTACAATAAGCTATGAACTTAATTCAAGCGGCAGTGATATTTGGTCCAGTTATTATTCTCTTGATCGCATTTCGCAAAGATATTTTTTAAAAACTCTTGACCTAGCAAAATCTGCCATGTTATACTTAAGGCTGGTTTGTGGGGGCTTACACTGAAACTCATAATGACGGAAATGTGTAGCTTCTCTATCTTACAAAATTGATTTCAAATTTTGGGGGGTAGGGGGGCTTTCCTAAAATCTAAAAATCTGGAAATGTAATTAAAAGAAATATATATCATATATATCTTAGTTGACTAGAATATAGATAGAGTATACAATAAAACAATGGCATCAACTCGATTAGTAACTTGTGATAAATGTGGGCGGGAAATCGAAGTAAGATCTGGATTTGCCCATATGACACTAATGAATCATCAAAAGGTTTGTAAGTGATATAATTAGACTATGCATGATCATAATAATATAACTTTAGCTACTGGTTCAGGAATAACTGAAATGCAACTCATGTGGTTCATAATGGGTGTAATGGCAATACATCACACTTGGATGTGGTGGAAAATGCGTTCAAAGAAATGTAATTGCAAAAAATAATTTTTAACATTTTGTTAGATATGATATTGTAGTCGACTAGGATTAATATGAATATGAAATATACTGCAAGTAATATGAAATGTAATTTCTGTGATAATCAAAAGTATGTTGAAAGATTAAACAACAAAGGTGTACTTGAGAATTACTGTGTACAATGTATTGAAAAATTAAAAAGGCGGGAAGGCTAGAAACTTCTCTTGCTATAATTAAGCTATATGAGACTCTATAAGGGTACAAGGTACCAATGAAGTCTGAAAAGCTCTCTGTAGCCAAGCAGAAGGCTTATTTGGCTCAGTATATTAGAGACCTTAAGGAAAAATCTCCTTGTGGAGACTGTGGGAAGTTTTATCCATACTATGTCATGGATTTTGACCACGTACGTGGAGTAAAGCATGCCAATGTTATGGAACTTATTCCAACTCTGTCTAAAAAGAAAATTGATCTAGAAATAGCTAAATGTGAGATAGTATGTTCTAATTGTCATCGTATTAGGACTCATATGCGTAAAGTAGCTAAAAGAAGTAAATAAAGATATCTTCTCTTCCCGCCGCATTTTATTTCTTAAATTTAGTCCAAAGCCAGAATTTAATACCTTGAATAATCTTATCTATTTTCTGCTCGACTCTAATATCCTTATTATTGTAACTTTTAGGACTATTGCTTAGATTAAAGAAATGTCTGGGCATATAATAATTATATCTTATATTTGTATGTGGTTCTACTTTCGCCGCACTTTTTCGGGCGCACTTTCAATTGCACTTTAAATCTATTGCTATGTCCAGCATATAATAGTATAATAGAAAAGCATTAAAAGTTTGGGTTCGTCTAATGGTCGGACTCCCGCCTCCGAAGCGGGTAATATAGGTCCGATTCCTGTACCCAAAGCGTATTGGTCTGTAGCTGAGTGGTACAGCATTCGACTGTTAATCGAAAGTTCGCAGGATCGAGACCTGCCAGACCAGCCAAAGCCTCCCTGACACGATTCGAACGTGCATGTGTCCATTAGCCTTTCAAGCGGGTAGAAACCGCAGGGCATACAAGGAGATAAACTTTATTTCTTTCTTAATTCTTTGTGGTACTTGTTATACTGTTGTCTGCAAAGATCACACTTGCAGCCACGCCTGCCTTTTGCACCACCGCCGTGTTCTACTCTGAACCTAGACTCACTTGCTTCCACATATTCTTTTGGAACGTATGTCCCATTAAAAATTTGAAATTTTCTATCATTGCTTCTAGTAGAAGTTCTTATTCTATGGCAGTTTGCACAAACAACTTCACATTTTTCTATTTCTAATAAGATAGATTCCCATGATCGTGTGCTTCCAGTTATAGCTCTACCAATAGAAAAACTTTTTTCGTATTCTGGCAAATGATCAAAATCTAAAACTATAGGGTTGCTTTCTCCACAATCAGCACATGATTTATCTTTTAAATACTCTATCAGCTTTAAGTAGTTATTTTGTCTGTGTCGCTCCTGAGCATAGTATTTTTTATTCATAGCTCAATTGTATCACACATTGATCTAACTTACAAGTTATATTTTATATATAATTAAATAAGGACAAAACCCAATCAGAGGCGGATCCGATTGGGCTCTGCTGATCTTGCGACCATGTACTGGGAGCAAATTTTGGTGGGATGCTACAACCAGTACTTATAGAGTATAAAATAATCTCTATCTAAAGTCAATGGTTAGTCCCAAATACTTTGTTGCTTTGGATTAAATTTCCAAGGAACTTCTTTGTACTTATCGTCTTCGGTTAAATCGTATAGAATATCCATAAGGACTTTGCAATCATCGTGTTTCCATGTAAGTGTACAATGCCCATTTTCTACATTTAGGCACTTATTTAAGTAGGACTCTATTTTTTCCACCATCCACTTTAAAGCTTCAGTGGCTTTTGATACGTCTTCGTAAACGGTTTTTTCCGCCCGATTCATCCTATACGCTATTTGATCAGCGTGGATTCTCTTCATCAGCACCTTGTGGAGTAAATGATGGGGTCGGTCCAAGAAGAAATCCTTGGTTATGATATTCAACCATCTTGGATACATCTTCTGGACCAACTAGCTTATTAGCAATAAGTGTAAGTAGGTCGTATATACGATGAAGCATAATATAGTTGACCATTGGAAGATTGTCTTCTAAATTTTGTGGCTGTTCATTTTCCGTCATCTGGTCTACCCATATCTTCCCAAAACTTCTCTCGACCCATTTGGTCTGTTTCTTTTATTTGTCCACCGTCAGTTTGAATCAACGGCTGATTTAAGTTCTCCATAGTATTCCAATCCCACAGTTTTCTTGAAGCTGCACGATAAGCAGTATAGATAAATTATACCTTCATTTGTTTCGTTGCACATTAAAGGGCCCTGATCCAATGGACATTCAAGTCTAGGAACAAGGCCCTTCTCTGCGAGCAAAAGGTACTTAGACACGTACTGTATCTTCATGTACCTTCCCCTCTAATATTTGAATTCCGCTAGGAACTCTTTGTATCTTGCCCCATTCAGGGAAGACCACGATGACCAATCAGTGCCGCCTTTAGTCATATAATACGTTATCTCTGCGTTTATTACTGGGTCAAACAATAAGATGTTTGACTTTAGATCAAATTTTTCTTTACGATCAATGCCGAGTTCACCCAACATATTAATCTGAAAAATTCCGTAGGAACTGTCTCCAGTTTTCCTGTTACCATTGTAAGCCATAGGCCTTGAATTGGATTCTGACTTAGCAATAGCCCAAGCCTGTTTAAGGGCTTTTCCTTCAAAGCCAACAGCTGATAGGAGTTCTTTTAGTTCTCCGTCTGTTAGCATCTCAGAAGGCTTGTACACAGTAGTGCTGTACTTCTCTAAGGTTTCTTTCTTTAGTTGTACTGTTGATTTCACAGGTGCTTCCACCTGCAATGCTTGACTAGCTGTTGGTCCAGGCTGGACAGTAAATAAGAATAATGTTATCATTCCTATATACGACCAGTTGTGAGCAACATCACTCAAACGTTGTTTTACTTTCTCCATTGGCATTTCCTCCTTTAGAGATAACGAACTATAATAGTAACATTACTTGGCAGTAGGTGTCAAGCCAGTCAACCAGAAAGATTATCATGGAAATATCATATTCTACGCCTAGATCTAATCTGACAACTAAAAATGGTTATGGTCACGCTGGATTTAAATTTACAGAAGCCCTTACTAGAATGGGTCATAGATTAACTTATCAGAACCCAAAGGCTAAACTACAAATTAATTTTTCTCAGCCATCATTATACAAAATGCATAAATATCAATATCAGATTGGATATACTCCATGGGAGTCAACAGTCGTTCCAGAATCCTGGAGAGAAAAGATAGAGGCATGTGATGAGTTTTGGACAACCTCTCAATGGTGCAAAGACGTATATGAAGATAATGGATTTAAAGTTTCTAATGTTTTCCCCCACGGGATAGATGCAATTTGGTCTCCAAAAAAACGTGAGAAGACAAATGTAATAAAGTTTCTGCATGTTGGAGAGCCTTCAGCAAGAAAAGGCGGGCAGGACACAGTTAATGCTTTTATAAAAGCATTTGGCAATAACCCTAATTATACATTAACAATAAAAGCTCATAAGACTAGCACTTTAAGAGTTTATGATTCAATGGGAACTATTATTGGAGTTCCTAACGAAATGTATAGCAATATAACTCTTGACACAAGAGAGCTAGAAGATGATGAGTTAGTTAAGATGTACCACGACCACGATATTATGATTTATCCTAGTTACGGAGAAGGTTTTGGCTTCATTCCATTTCAAGCACTTGCAACTGGTATGCCAGTTATATCAACACATGATTGGGCAGACTATAAAAAGTATCTAGGTCCTCTAAAGCTTAACTCTACACTTATAGATTCTCCATGGGAAGTCATGCATCCTGGAAAAATTTATTTTCCAAACAATGATCATTTAGTTAGTTTGCTTGAAGAAGCAGCCATTAACTTTAAATCATATTCTGGATACTATTATGCTCAGTCAACTGAAATACATAAAGAATATAACTGGGATCAGTTGACCAATAAAGCATTTGAAGAAATATTGAAAAAGCTATAAAACCTCTTCCCCTTTAGATTAAAGTTTGGTAGAATTAGATTTCAACTCAAAAATCATATAAACCGCAAGGCGGAGAAAAGGTGTTATTAAAAATGTCAAGAACTATTGAAAACCCGTACGAAAACTTTATCGCATTATCTCGATATGCAAGATGGATATCTGAAGATAATCGTCGTGAAACATGGGGTGAAACAGTAGATAGATATTTTGACTTTATGCTAAATCATCTTTTTCAAAACCATGCATACGAGCCAGATTCTAAGTTGGTTGAAGAACTAAAGGATGCAGTCTATAACCGTAACGTTATGCCATCAATGAGATCTGTAATGACTGCAGGAGCTGCATTGGATAGAGATCATGTTGCAGGATACAACTGCTCATTTGTTCCAGTAGATAATCCTCGTTCGTTTGATGAGACTATGTATATACTTATGTGCGGAACAGGTGTTGGTTTCTCTGTTGAGTACAAGTATGTAAATAAGCTTCCTTCCGTCCCAGAAACATTTGAGAAGTCAACAACCGTAATTGTAGTAGAAGACTCTAAGCAAGGCTGGGCAAAAGCTTATCGTGAACTTCTAGCACTTCTTTGGACTGGACAGATTCCAGCAATTGATGTTTCTAAGGTGCGTCCAGCTGGAGCAAGACTTAAGACTATGGGAGGAAGATCATCTGGGCCACAACCACTTGTAAATCTTTTTGATTTTACTATTGCAAAGTTTAAGAATGCAGCAGGACGCCAGCTAAAGCCTATTGAGGCGCATGACATTATGTGTAAGATTGGTGAAGTAGTAGTTGTTGGAGGAGTTCGCCGCTCAGCAATGATTTCTCTTTCTAATATTAACGATATTGAAATGGCATCAGCAAAGTCTGGTAACTGGTGGGAAAACAATACACAACGTGCACTATCAAATAATTCTGTTGCGTACTCACGCAAGCCAGACATGGAGCAGTTTATTGCAGAATGGAAATCACTGTATGATTCGAAATCAGGAGAACGAGGTATATACAATGTGGCCGCAGCTCAGGCCCAAGCAGCCAAATACGGTAGAAGAGATCCAGATATTCACTATGGGACTAACCCGTGTTCAGAGATTATCCTACGTCCTTATCAGTTTTGTAACCTTTCAGAAGTCGTACTACGTGAGCAAGACACAAAAGAAGATATCTCGAATAAAGTACGTCTTGCAACAATACTTGGAACGTGGCAATCAACGCTAACAGATTTTAAATACCTTCGTAAAATTTGGAAGGACAACACAGAAGAAGAAAGACTGCTTGGTGTTTCATTAACTGGACAATTTGGACATAAGTTTATGTCTGGAAAACAAGACATTGTTGCTCTAGAAGCTTACCTTATGTCTTTAAGAGAACATGCTCGTGAAATGAATAAAGAAGAGGCTGGAAAAATTGGAATTTCTGAGTCTGCAGCAATTACTTGCGTAAAGCCTTCAGGTACAGTATCTCAATTGGTCGGGGTGTCTTCAGGAATGCATGCATGGCATTCTCCATATTATATTAGAACAGTTCGTGGGTCAAAGGGAGATCCAATTTCCACTTTCCTTAAAGAAGTCGGAATCCCTGTAGAAGATGATGTAATGAAGCCAAACGATACATACGTTTTCTCATTCCCAGTAAAAGCACCAGAGGGTGCAATTGTAAGAAATGATCTAACAGCTATTGAGCACTTGAATATTTGGTTAGTTTACCAACGTGCATGGTGTGAGCATAAACCATCAATTACGGTTTCTGTAAAGGAAGATGAATGGATGGAAGTTGGGGCATGGGTATATAAGCATTTTGATGAGGTATCTGGAATTTCATTCCTTCCCCACTCAGATCATACATACAAGCAAGCTCCTTACCAGGAAGTTACAAAAGAAGAATACGAAGATCTTCTTGCAAAGATGCCAAGCAGTATTCGTTGGGAAGATCTGTCCTTCTATGAAACAGAAGACGGAACTTCAACAAATGCTACCCTAGCATGTACGTCAGACGGAAATTGCGAGATTGTAGACATTTCCGCATAAAGGGTATATAATAAATATTGGGGTAATCCCCAAAATTCCTGGGCACAATGCCCAGAAATAGGAGGATCTAATGAAACAAGATCTTAACAATGATGGAAAGGTAACTATGCAAGAGAAAATTCTAGCAGCGTTAGCAAGCTATGGTCGTCACTTTTTGGGTGCAGCCATTGCTCTTTACATGACTGGAAATACTGACCCAGGAGACCTAATCAAGGGTGGTATTGCAGCCATTTTGCCAGTAATTCTTAAAGCGCTTAACACTAATGAGCCAGCTTTTGGATTTACTAAGAAGTAAAAATTAGTAAGTAGTTAGGACGGCTCCTATGCTAAAATGAGCATAGGAGTTTTCCTATTTAGGAGATTTAGCAAATGGCAGGACAAAAGAATTTCGAAGTAGATCAAAATACTACTTTTTCATTTATTGTTGAATATAAAGACAATAACGGATTGCCCATTGATTTAACAGGTTCATCAGCAAAGTTGCAAGTTCGTGATACAAAAGGCGGAAGCAAGTTAGCTTTTACACTAACATCACCAGCAGGCGGAATTACAATAACTCCACTTCTTGGTAAATTGACTATTAAGATGACCCCTACACAAACCAGTAAGTTATTCTATCCAAAATCATCTTATGACATAATGATAACTGACTCAAATACAAATAAAATTAAATTGCTAGAAGGATTTTTAACTCTTAGCAGATCGGTGACAATCTAATGGCAGAGACAGTAATAGTAACGGAAGTTGTAAATGATGTAATTGTTTCAACCCCAGGACCACAAGGCCCTAGAGGTAAATCAATATTAAATGGTAACGGAGTTCCTGCAGAAAACCTAGGACTTGAAGGAGACTTTTACTATGACAAAGCTACAACAAGATTCTATGGGCCAAAACCAACGGATCTGACATGGGCTGGAGCAACAAATTACCTTCTAAGCACAAGCACACTTACATACCCATTCTCAATTGGGCAGGTTCTAAATCAAGGATCCTACTGGTCGCTTGAAATAACCCATAATATGGGATATAACCCAAATGTAACTGTTAAGAATAGCGCAGGCGATATATTAGAAACTGGAATAGACTATAATAGTATTAACAAGATAACACTGACAATGGCTCAACCATTCGGTGGGATAGCGTACCTATCCTAAAGGAGAATAGAATATGGCAAGATTATTTGTAACTGATATCAATCTTAACAAGAATGAACTTCAGAACGCAAGAATTCAGGGATTAGCTTCAGCTCCATCAGCCCCTGTAACTGGACAGATTTATTATGATACATCGAATAACACGATGTACTACTACAATGGACTATCATCACCAAACGGTCCATGGATGCCAATGTCTGGCTCACAAGAAGTTATTCAGGATGTTATTGGTTCAGCAATAGTTGGCGGAGTTGCTTTAACATCAACATATAACGATACAGCTGGAACAACAACAATTGATTTAGATAACACAGCAGTAACCGCAGGATCTTATGGTTCTTCAACAGCAATTCCTACATTTACTGTAGACGCTCAAGGACGTTTGACTGCCGCAGGAACTGTAACAGTAGCAACTAACCTTTCAATTGCTGCAGACACAGGAACAGCTGACACAGTAAGTCTTTTAACAGACACATTTACAATTAGCGGTGGTGAAGGAATTGACACTGCTGTAACAAACAATACAATTACAATATCTGGAGAAGATGCAACATCTTCTAATAAGGGTATTGCAAGTTTTGACTCAACAGACTTTACAGTAACATCAGGCGCAGTAACATTAAATGCTGAGCGTGTACAAGACATTGTTTCTTCACAGCTAGTAGCTGGAGAAGGCATTGACTTAACATACAATGATCCAGCTGGAACACTAACAATTGATGCAGAGCTAGCAACTACAACAAATGCTGGTGTCGCATCATTTGCAGACGCAGACTTTACAGTAACAACTGGTGCGGTAACAATTAAAAATGTTAACCTTTCTACACAGACAACTGGAAACTACATAGCAACGATTGCTGGAACAGCAAATGAAGTTGAAGTTTCAGGCTCTGGCTCAGAAAATTCAGCAGTTACAATTGGTCTTCCAAATGACGTAACAATTACCAATAATCTTACAGTTGGCGGTAACTTAAATGTAACTGGAACAATTAACTCAGTAAATACTACTCAGGTAAACATTGTTGATAATAAGATTAACCTTAATACCGACTTTACAGGGGCCCCAACAGCAGATGCTGGTATTCGTGTAGAGCGTGGAGAAGGCGCAGATGTTGAAATTCTATGGAATGAGACAAGCGATAACTGGACACTTACAAATAATGGAACAAACTACCATGCGATTACACGTAAGTTTACTTCAGCAGTTGGTAATGGTACTTTAACACAGATTCCAGTAACTCACAATTTGGGATCTAGAGAAGTAGTTGTAAATGTTTACGATTCAGCAACATATGACACTGTAGAGTGTGATGTTGTTAGAACCTCAACAACTGTTGTAACACTAGGATTCACAGTAGCACCAGCTTCTGGAGCATATACGGTAGTAATCGTAGGATAAGGGGACATTAAATGTCTGTAAAAAGATTAGTCCCTTTACATGCAGTTGGATTAGCCACAGATCCTTCTGGAGCCCGCATTGGAGATATTTATTACAATACGGAAGATGAAGAATTAAGATTTTATGATGGCACAAACTGGAATGCAGTTGGCGGCGGTGCAATTACAGGATTACTAGATCATATTCATACATATGATGGCGCTGTATTTTCTGTGGAAGCAACTGAAGTTCCAGCAGCTGGAACAGTTGACGGCGGTAGTGCATAATGCCAGTTATAAAAATAAGAAGAGGCACAACTACTCAGTGGGCGGCATCAAATAGAGTTCTACAACTTGGAGAACTTGGTTTAGATACAACACTTAATAAGCTTAAAGCTGGTAATGGAACTACCGCATGGTCAAGTCTTCCATTTCTTCAGGCAGATGCAGATGTTACAGAGTTAGCCCAAGATGCCGTAGCAACAGCGCTTGCCAATGGCACACATTCAAATATAACTGTTACATATGACGATGCAACAAATAAAATTAGTTTAGCAACAGGCCCAGATGTAATTACGCAGACAAGCCTATCAAATACTTTAACAAATCCAACTACTGGCTACGTATCAATTGGAGATGTTGGAGTTGCAGATGGAGTGGCTTCATTAGGTTCAAATGGCAAGATTCCAGATTCAGAAATTCCAGCAGGTATTGCAAGACTAGCATCCCCTACATTTACAGGAACAGTTGCTGGTATAACAAAAACTATGGTTGGTCTTGGAAATGTTGATAATACTACAGATGCAAATAAACCAGTTTCAACTGCCACACAGACAGCTCTTGATTTAAAAGCACCACTATCTTCTCCAGCACTTACTGGAACTCCAACTGCACCATTAGCGGTAACTGGAACAAATACAACTCAAATTGCAACAACAAGCTTTGTTCAACAAGAGCTTAGTATTTTAACAACTGGTGCTCCAGCAGCGCTTAACACACTCGATGAACTTGCAG